TACCTCAGAAGATACAATCACAAAGTTTGCACCACCTCTTAGAGTTGATTTATGGATTTGAGCTGATAATTGGTTGATTTTAGTAATCAACGTCTGATTCCACTCTTTTTGAGTGTATGCGTTGAAACCACCACCGTTGTTGGCTCTTTTCCATCCGTTATAATCCCATCTTAACGACCAAGCTGCACCGTTTCTCAAATCTCTCATGATTTCTCTGTCGATTTCAGCCGCTACTTGCTCAGATAATAAAGCCGTTAATTCAGCTTCAGCGTCAATGTTATGGAATGCACTAACATCTTGTGCTAATTCAGGAGACCAAGTTGCTCTCAATTTTCTTTCTGTAACCGAAACAACTACTTCGTCAAGTTCGAAAGAAACTTCACCCATTTCAGTTGCAAATTCTAGAGATGCATAAGTACCCCAACTTGCAGTAAGATTACCTAAAGCAGCACCATCAGTTCCCTGATAACCGTCAAAGTTAGCAGAAGTACAATCGATACATGCAGGACCAGTAAGGTCTAATTGGATTAATAAACATCCATCTGCAGTACAAATGTCACCGTAAGATACGATACCTTGTCCGTATTTCTGTGCTACTACGTTGTAAGGAATTGGTTGTCCAGCTGCAACTAATACAGTAGAACCATCTTCACCCACAATGTCAGCGTCAGAAACAACAACTAATGAAGATAAGAAAGTTTCAGTATCCATTTCGTTTCCGTCAGGTCCTGTTAATCTTCCTGCACCAGCTGAAGTAAATCCAGTAACACAAGCACTAACACTACTATTATTAGATGCTAATTGAGTATCCATAGTAACACCAGAAGTTGCACCATTAGGTAAAATTACTTTACCTACTAGACCACCTGTAGTGATAGTTAATGTTCCTTTAGACGCATCAAACATACCATTGTTGTAAAATACATCATAAAGTGATTTTTGTAAGAATTCAGATACTTGATTACCTGAACACGCACTAATTACACAGTCTGGAAGTGCTGGTCCGTTAAGAGGAGCATGATTTCTTCCAGAAGTTTTTGGTACAAAGTAGAATAATTTTCCGATTGGCATATTCATCGCTTGTACCGATACTATATCATTTGCCAATAATTTAGAGAATACCCTTCTTACGATAGGGAATACTACTGTTTCGAAAGAACCTGATGAACTAGCATCTGTTGCTTCATTCAGTAATGAAGAAGCTTGGTTTTCGTATAACTGAGCAATGTTCTCTTTTACGTGACCTTTTAAACCTTCTAAGAATCCTAAAGAATCCCATTTGTTGATGGTTTTAGATCTAATTTGTTTCAAGTGTTCAAGTCCGATATTTCCAACTTCACCTGAATTTAATAAATGTCCCATTTTTTGAGTTTTTATTTTTTATTATTATTATTATTGATTACGAAATTCTTTTCATTAAATCTTTAATTGCAGAAATTTGTGGGTCCACATAAGCAGTAGACTCATTCAAATCCGATTTCGAGGACTTAACAGTTTTATTAACTTTATTTTCTACAGATTCAGTAATAGGTTTTTTGTTTTCCAACTCACCCTTAATTGATTTGTAAATAGTTTTAGATTCCTTAATAGATTCAGCGCTATCAAATCTTTTTAAGATACCCATCTTTTCATTCTTCGTTGTAGAATGTTCAGTAAACAATCTATTTACATATGCTAAATTTGTATTAAACAAAGCAACTTCGTTCAGTTTATTTTTAAATACTTTAAGTGCGCCTTTATACTGTTCGTTTTTGGCTTTTAACTCTTTGTATTCTTTAATAATCTTAGAATCAGCAACTTTTTCTACATTTTTAGATTTTCTGTTTTCTGAGATTGGTTTACGAGATTTTTTAGATTCGTCTCTTCTACGAGCACCATGATATCTTTGTTTACCATCTTTAGCGTGTCTTCGCTTATGATCTTCCTCTAATTCATCTTCATCTAAGTCCATGACTTCTTCAAGATGGTCTTCGTGACCCCATCCATGTGTATGATCCTTTTTTCGTTTTCCGTAAACACCATAAGAGTCATCTCTTTCTGCTGCTTTAGATAAACCTTCTTTTTTAAGTCTCATCCCAATAGATTCGTCTTCTTCATCATTATACCCTTGTCCTTCTGCCAACTCATCGTCCATTTCGATTTCATAAAATATGTCATCTTCGGATAAATCATCGTCACCACAAGTTTCACAAAGTTCATCATCTTCATGAATTCCTT